ATTTCATTTAGGAACTGAAACAACAGTTGGTACGGCAAGTTCACAAGATAAAATGTTTATAAGATTCTCTGATCAAGAGGACATAGCAGACTATGCTCCAACCTCTACTAATACAGCTGGAACTTTTCAGCTAGATGACGGCACAGAAATCAGAGGTGCTGTAAAAGGTAAAGACTATATTTTTATATTAACTGATACTGCTGCTTACATATCACAATTTGTAGGTCCACCTTTTACATTTTCAATAAGAAAAGTTGGATCTAATTGTGGTTTGATTGGTAAGCACGCATTAGTCTATGCAGATGGTGTTGTATATTGGATGGCTGATTCAGGTGGATTTTTTGTCTACGATGGAACTGTAAAAAGTCTCGGTTGCTCTGTAGAAGATTTTGTATTCACAACTAATAACACAGGGGATTTAGGTATAGAATATGATCAAGCTAAAAAAGTTTATGCTGGTTATAATACACTTTTCGGTGAAGTGACATGGTATTATCCAAAATCAGGATCGAACGTAATAGATAGAAATGTTACTTTAAATTATACTGAAAACACGTGGACAACGGGATCACTAGCTAGAACAACTTATTATGACGCACAACTTTTTGATCATCCCTATGCAACAGAATACACTTTGACTGGTGTTCCAACTTTTCCAACAATTAAAGGTGCTACAAACGCTAATGGTTCTACAACATTTTATGAACACGAAAAAGGAGTTGATCAAGTAAATAGCTCCGGCACTACTGCCATATTAGCAAATATACAGTCAGGAGACTTTCAGCTTGCCCTAGATGGTAATGGTGAATTTTTTACTAAAATTAGAAGGTTCATTCCTGATTTCAAACGAATAACAGGCAATGCACAAATAACAATCAACTTAAAAGATTTTCCAGTCGATACGGCAGCGTCCTCTCCTTTAGGTCCATTTACAATTTCTAGCTCAACAGAAAAAGTTGATACTCGAGCAAGAGGTAGAGCGGCCAGTTTAAAAATAGAAAACACAAGCACAGGTCAATCTTGGAGATATGGAACTTTTCGTGCAGATGTGCAACCTGATGGTAGAAGATAATGGCAAAAATTACTGCATATATTCCTGAACCTAAAGAAACTTATCAACCTGAAAATCAAAGACAGGTCTTACAATCTTTAGATACTGTTAAACAACAATTAAATACATCATACCAACAAGACTTAAAAAATGAACAATCAACTTTTAACTGGTTTATATCATGACAATACAATATAAAAATGCAGGTATTAATTTAAGCTCAACAGCTACAACAACTGTATTAACATCACCAACATCAGCAAGATGTTTGATTAAACAAATACAAATAGATAATGCATCAGGGTCACCGGTCAATTTATCAGTGCAGTTTACAGATAGCTCTGCATCATTAACTTTTAGAATAAGGAATAAAGCAATACCAGCAAATGAAGTTGTAGATATTATTAATCAAACTTTAGTATTAGAAGAAGGAGATTCAATAAAAATGACAGCAGGAACTGCTGATGAATTACAAGGTATAATAAGTTATGCTCAAATAGATAGATCGCAAGAAAATGGCTAAGAAAAAACCAAAGTTTGGCGTTAATACCTATATTAAAAGAACTCCTAAAAAAAGACCAGGAAGGCACACAAAGAGATTGAATAAACATAAAAAAAAGAGTATGAAGAAACAACCCTATAAAGGACAAGGACGATAATATGCAAATAACAAGAATACCTGCACACGCGATTGAAAAAATAAAACATAAAAGAACTGGTAAGGAATATAAAGATAAAGCAGAATTTGATGCTGATGTAGCAGATCCTAATACTGATACAACTGCAGCAGATTTTCAACAAGATCTTGTAATAACTCCAGCTTCAATTGGTGGAAAAAGCGATACTAAATGAATCCTCTTGGAGGAACCGAGATTCAATATGAATTATTGTTTAAATATGTAGATAATGATCTATTAGACAATTTTCAAATCACTACTTCTGTTCCTGAAAAAATACCATTAAGTTTAGATAAAATAAATATTCTTTGGCAACAAAATTCTTATGATCAACCTAATCTAATAGATTGGTTTTCTAATAAAGATAATCATAAAAAGTATGATTATTATATTTTTAATTCTCACTGGTGTTACGAAAAATTTAGAATGAGATTTAAGGTTCCTACTGATAGATGCACAGTTATAAAAAATGCCGTTGAACCATTTCCAAATAAAAAATTTGAGAGAAAAAAGAAATTAAGAATGATTTACCACTCTACACCATGGAGGGGTTTAAATATTTTATTAGGTGCAATGCAACTTATTAAAAGTAAAGATATAGAGCTAGATGTTTACTCAAGCACTCAAATATATGGTGATCAATTTAAAAAAGATAATGATGATCAATATAAAGAATTATATGATCAAGCAAAGTCCTTACCTAATGTAAACTATATTGGTTATGTAAGTAACGATAAGATTAGAAAAAAATTACCTGATTATGATGTGTATTGCTTTCCTAGTATATGGGAAGAAACTTCATGCATATCTGCCATAGAGTCTTTAGCTGCAGGTCTACATATGATAACTACCAATTATGGTGCATTATTTGAAACGTGTTCTGAGTGGCCAGTGTATATAAATTATACTGAAAATTACAAACAGCTTGCACAATTATTTGCGTTTTCTATTGATGAGGTTAACTCTTATTTATATAAAGGATCTGTGCCTGAATTTTTAAAGAGTCAACAACAATTCTTTAATAAGTTTTATTCTTGGGAAAGAAGAAAAGGAGAATGGACTAATTTTTTACAAGGACTACTACATGAAAAGCGATCCAAATTCTAAAGCTCTTTGGTTTAATAAAGATAGTGAGAAAGAGAAGTTAAATGAACACAGTATATTTGTAGCCACACCTGTACATTCAGAGGTTAGTATACACTATACACAGTCATTACTTGAGTTACAAAAGTTGGCTATCAAGAAAAAAACAAAAATAGTATTTCAACTCTATAAATCATCATTAGTGACACAAGGCAGAAACCTATGTGTGTCTGCTTTTTTACGAAGTGGCATGAGTCATCTATTGTTTATTGACTCAGATATTGGATTTAAACCTCAAAGTGCTTTTAGATTACTCGATGCAAAAAAAGATGTTATATCTGTGCCCTATGCATTGAAAGACATGTGTTGGGACAAAGCATTATATATGATTAAAAATAATAAAATTAAAACTGTTGAAGATTTAAAATATAAATCTTTATATAGATATCCTTTTAAGGTGGCTAATCCAGAGAGTATAGAGGTTAAAAATGGAGCTATTGAGGTGACCCACTCACCCACAGGTTTCATGATGATCAAAAGGTCTGTATTTGATAAAATGATTGAGAAGTATCCGAATTTTGAAATCGTGCAAGACAATGTAATAAATGGCAAGAACGAAAGAGTAAAGCATTTTTATAATTTTTTTGACACTCTACATGACCCAGAAACTAAAACTTACTTAGGTGAGGATTTTGCCTTTTGTAAAAGGTGGAGAGATATAGGTGGTAAATGCTATTGTTTGGTTAATGATTACATATCACATGTTGGTGAGCACCAGTATACAGCATGCTTTGCCGATGAGTTGATAAAAGAATTCTAAAGTGTTAAGATTTCTAGATTAGCTAAAAATGAGGATTTTTTGACATATGTTACAGTTTTTACCTTACGCACTAGCAGCATACGGAGGATATAAAGGATACAGAGCATCTAAAGATGCAGGTGGTTCTGGTCTTCAAGCATTATTAGCTGGAGCTACAGGTGCAGCGGCTGGATATTATGGTGGTAAAGGTGCCTTAGCCGGAGGTTCGGCAATAGGTGTGCCTGGTTTTCAAGCAGCACAATCTAGTTTTACTCCATTTACATCATTAGGACCAATACAATCATTGAGTACAATGTTAGGACCACAAAGCGGAACTGGATTACAAACAACTGATAGTATGGGTAATGTTGTACAACTAACAAAAGAAGGTGCAGCTCAAGCAGCGGCAAGAGGTGTAAATGTACAAAAAGTAGATCAAGGAAATATGTTTCAAAGATTATTAATGAGAAAAAGATTTGAAGATGGAAAAGCTACAGGAGAAATGGAGTTTAGTCCTGGTAAAGTAGCAGCAGCAATTGCAGCAGGCACATACTTTAGCGGTGCGTTTGAGCCAAAACCACAAGATGTTTACACACCAACTTACAATTTAGCTGTAGCAGAATTACAAAAACAAAGAGGCGGCTTTAAATATATAGATGCTGTTACTGGTGAAGAAAAAGTTTTT